CGCCCTAATAGATATTGGACACAGATTATCTATCTCACAGAGGGCAAGCCTCTTGAGTTAGGTGATTTTAATTCTTGGGGGTCATTGAATGAAGATTTTGATTATCCTACCCCTAATTCAATTATAGCAACGGTATACCCTACACCAGGAAAGACAGTTACTTTTCCTTGTTTTATGGCTCATAGAATACAACCCACCGTTGACAACGACCGATGGTCTTTTGTTGACTTTGTGTCAGTAATGAAGTATAATACAATTAATTCGTCAGAATATATAACATTAGCTAAAAGGTATTTCAATGAAAATTTTAGGAGTGAGCTCTTATCATCACGATAGTGCTGCTGCGTCACTAAAAGATGGATTTATTCAAGGTGCTTCTCATGAGGAAAGATTCACTCGAAAAAAGTTTGATAAGTCTTTTCCCGAAAAGACTATTTGTTGGTTGAGAGATCAATATGATGATTGGGAATTTGCAGCTTTTTATGAGGAAACTACATATAAGCAATTTAAATCAGACATTAAAAAATTTACATCAGCACGCCCTGTACTAGTAGACCATCATGAGGCTCACGCCATGAGTTCTATTTTAACTACTGACTGGACTGAATGTGCTATAATGGTGGTGGATACTGTAGGCAATCGTTATTCAACCTCTTTAGGAGTATATAGAAATGGTCAAATCGAATGGATCAAAAGGTTTCGTTATCCTAACTCTATCGGTTTATTTTACTCTAGCGCTACTCGTTTGTTGGGATTTGTACCACTGAGTGATGAATGTAAGGTGATGAGTGCTGCTGCTCATGGAGAACCTAAATGGACATCTTGGATTAACCAAAAAATTGTAGATTATAATGCAGACGGTGATTATACTTTTTTACATAACTTAGAACGCGGGGTAGGCACTGGTACCTTAGATTGGGACGTTGCAGCTTCTGTACAACAAGTTACACAAAATATACTACTATCTCTTGCTACATGGCTTCAAAAAGAAACAGGATTTACTAATTTAGCTTATGCTGGGGGTGTTGCATTAAACTGTGTTGCTAATACTTATCTTTTAAAACACTCAGGTTTTAATCACATTGCTATTCAACCAGCTGCAGGTGATGCAGGTTGCGCTCTAGGAGCTGCTGCCCTTATTACTCGACCTTTATGGGAAAATGCTTATTTAGGAGTACACTCATCATCTATTAATATACACGCAGATGAGTGTGCTGACAGAATCATAAAAGGTGAGATCGTTCCGGTTATACAAGGTCGAGCAGAGTTTGGGCCACGAGCTCTTGGAAATAGATCTTTGCTATGTGCTCCGACTGATGATAATATTAAGAAATTAAATCGTATAAAGATGAGAGATACAGATTATTGGAGACCTTATGCGCCGGTATGTCAAATAGAAGAAGCTGATAAGTACTTTGATGTTTATCAACACTCTAAAGAAATGTTATTTGTTGCCGATATTATTGGAGGTAACTTTAAAACTCATGACAATACTGCCCGTCTTCAAACTGTTACTGGTTCTTCTAATGCTTACTTATGGAAAGTATTAGAAAAGACTAGACAATATGGGTATCCCATTTTAATTAATACTAGCTTAAATGCGAAAGGAAAGCCTATTGTCAACACCTTGGACGATTTTAAAAGGGAAGTACGATTACACGACTGAGGTAGATACTGACACACTACCTACAGGACGTACTTATCATACCCCTGACGGATCATATCCGTCAATCACTACTATATTAGGAAAAACTTCGGACAATACTTGGTTGCAAAAATGGATAGAGAGAGTAGGAGAAGAAGAAGCCGCACGGGTTTCCAAAGAAGCGACAGATCGAGGCACTTTAGTTCACGAATATGCAGAAAAGCATTTCAACGGGGAAGACGTATGGCAAGAATTATCTCAGGAGAGGCTAGACGTAAGACAAATGAGTCGTGATTTAATTCGAGCTACTGAACGAGGTATTGAAGAGGTTTGGGGGCAAGAACAAGTACTATGGTCAAATAAGTATTCTTATGCTGGTCGTTGTGATATGGTAGGTATTTGGAAAGACAAGCCCACTATTATTGACTTTAAAACATCAAAAAAGAAAAAGTCTACTAAACAAATTACAGATTACTACATTCAAGGCTGTGCCTATGCCGTAGCACATAATGAGATGTATGGAACAGGAATAAGAAATATAGCAATTGTTATGACTATTGATGGTGAAGATCCTATTACTTTTGAACAAGATGCTGTACCATTTTTACCACTATTAAAAAACAGGAGACTACAGTATGATAAGCTGGCTAATCAATAAATATGAAGATTTTAAGTTTGAGCGAGAATTTCAAAAAAAGAAAAAACAATTGATGGAGCTTGATCCCTTTATTTATGATATTCCTAGTGAAACAAAGGATCACCCAGGTTCTGAACCTACTCGTTATAAAACTTGGGAAAATAAAGGTAAAGATATTGACTTCTAGCACAAGAAGAATAAGAAAGCCTTTAAAGGATTTTTTTGATAAACAGGCTTTGACGGATTCTGAAAAAGACTTTATACTTGGGTGTATGTTAGCTCAAAGTAGATACCCTCAACTAACTCATAGGCAGTGGCGAATTGTAAACGAAATTAAAGATAGGTACAATGAACCAAGTACATGTAATAGGAAGTAGTTTTACTAACTGGTTCTACCCCACATGGGCAGACTACATACAAAAACATTATGACGTAGAATTACACAATTTAGCATATGGTGGTTCTGGCAATAGCGCCCTCAAAAAGAAGCTTTATACAATAGATAAGTCTGACCACGTGTTTATTATGTTTGGATGCCGTTGGCGTGGTATCGTAGGAATTGACGAAGAATTTATTGCTAGGTACGTTAGTGGTAAAGAAACTATGAATAAATTACTGGATGCTCTGAAATATGACAACAGGAGTTGGTTTCGATCTAGTAGCCCTACGACTGCTTTTGTGAATAAACGTACCTTTGGGATTGACTGGAAGACATCTTTATTTGAGGAATGCTATCAGATGTTGGAAGACATATACGATTGTCAGAATTATCTGCAGGCTAAAGGTATTGATTACAATTTCTCTCAGGTGTACTCTTTTTACACTGTTCATGAGAAAAGGACGTATAATACATATTTGGAGTCAATAGATATTAACAAATATATGCAAAATTCCATATATAGCAAAGTCTATAATTCTATCGATCATGATAAGATTTTTCCAAGTATCGATAAAGGTATGTGGGAGTACAATGTTGATAAGAGTAAAGTTCTTGAATTGTTCAATAATAAGGTAGATCTGCATCCAAGCACTTTATGCCATTTTTATTTTTTTAAAACATATATCAAGCCGATACTTGATCAGAAAATGCCTAATAAAAATAATATTGATCATCTGTATTCGCAAGCTAAAAAGTTTAGTGAATATTACCAAGAACACGAAACAGTTAAGAGAGAATTCACTGATCAATTAAAAACAAAATACTTTGAAATTTTTGAAAATTTATAAAAACTAGTAAGAGAGATATGAGAAATGTCAAAATATCCAGGAGTAAAAAGATTACCAAGCGGTAAAATCTCATACAGAGGAACAACATTTGATGGATTCAATAAACCAAGAAGATCAAGTAGGCCAGAAAAGAAGGGCATGGTACTCGCCAAAGACGGTGACAAGGTGCGACTTATACACTTTGGAGACTCTTCTATGGGCCACAACTATTCTCCAGAGGCACGTAGATCGTTTAAAGCAAGGCATGCCCGCAACATCGCCAAAGGAAAAATGTCAGCGGCTTACTGGGCTGATAAAGTCTATTGGGCCGGACCTTCAGGATCTAAAAAATCGCCTCCAAAAAGTCAAAAACATAGGAAAGGATAGTTAATGCCAACATTTGTATACATGACCAGTTGTGATGGTTGTGGACATTGTGTAGATATTTGTCCTTCAGACATCATGCACATAGACCCTGTAACAAGAAGAGCAGTGAACATTGAACCAAATTTTTGTTGGGAATGTTATAGTTGTGTAAAAGCATGTCCACAAAATGCCATTGATGCTCGTGGTTACGCAGATTTTGCACCTATGGGACATAGCGTAAGAGTATTACGTGAAGAAGATAAAGGCACTATTAGTTGGCGACTCAAGTTCAGAGATGGCAGAGAAAAGCACTTTGAAAGTCCTATCCGCACAACACCTTGGGGAAGCATCCCAGGCCCTGCAGAGTATGACGAGCCAGATGATAGCATGAGAGATAGCCAAAAATTAGCACACGAACCAGATTACCTTAAAGCAGGCGAACTTCGCGCCGTAACAAAAAATCATTTCAAAAAATATGCATGGGAGGAACAGCATGCCGCCTAGAAATCATAGCAATTGGATTAAAGCACCAAAAATCGAATACATAAGTAGCGAATGTTATAATAACTTTGAAGTTTTTCAACAAGAACAAGAGCACATTTTTTCAAAAGTTTGGATTCCTATGTGCCATATTTCTGAGATGTATGACTTAGGTTGTTTTAGAACAACTCAAATTGCAGGTACTAATGTTATTGCTGTTAATTCTAATTTCGGTATTAAAGCTTATAGAGATCACAACATTCACTCACCAAGTGGGGTGCTAAGCGCCCCTCCAGAACAAGGCACAGAATTACACTGTGAAGTAAAACATGGTGGAATGATATGGGTAACACTAGATCCTAATCCTACTCAAAGTGTAGATGAGTGGACAGCTGGAGCATTTGATTGTATTGCAGACGCAATTGATACAGAAGAGATGGAAGTATTTCACTATCATAAAGCAGTTATAGATACAAACTATAAACTATGGCATGACACAAATAGTGAGTTCTACCATGACTTTATGCATTATTTTAATCGTGTGTCAGGATTCAATGATGAATACTTTGCTAGAAAGAATATTCCTTTTGAAAATGGACACGTTAACGTAAGCAGTTTTACTGTCAACTATGAAGAATACGATGGGTTTGAAGATCGTGGGGAACTATCTTTTCCCAATCTGCCGCCCAACCAGTGGTACATGGTTGACCTCTTCCCAGGATTTAACTTCAATTTACGTGGCAGCGCATATCGTTCTGATGCAGTAACACCGCTAGGACCAAACAAAGTGTTAATCGAGTTCCGTGGTTATGGACTTAAGAAAGATACACCAGAAGAAAGACAGACTAGAATAAAGCACCATAATTCTATTTGGGGACCATTCGGTCGCAATCTCCATGAAGATCTAATCGGTGTTGCAGGTCAGGGTACTACTATGAGGGAAGGAACAGAATCTAGAAACATCCTTCACGGTCGCCATGAAAATTCTACAATTCATGATGAAGTAGGAATGAGACATTATTATGAAGCATGGGGTAATATGTTAGGTGTAAATCCGATGAATCCTCTTGTAACTTCTGAAAGAATTAGAGTAGCAGCGTGAGACGCGGTTTAACTACCACAGCGTATAATTATATTGGGGTTAGAGTAGAGCAACTTAAAGAAGATAGAGAAAAAGCTAGCGATGACCATGATAAAATGTGGTATACAAGATTAATACAAGAGTTAAATTGGATTATTAATCCTAAAGAAAATTGTTCTATTTCTCAGGTGTTTTCTACTAGTCCTGAGGAACAACGTATTTATGATATTAGAAGGACAGATTAAAAATGGATACAGATAATAAAATATGTAAAACTTGCGGTCATTCCTGCCATTGCTACGGGCCAGATTGTAATGATTGTTCCTGTGACGTATGTGCTTGTGGTACAATGATAACCTCAATGGAAGATGTTCCATCCTCATTTATAAAACCTAACGTATGACTAAGTAATGCCCACAAATAAAACTATTAAATTCCATTTAATACATGATTACCCAGATCAAATTGTATTACCTCCTCTTCCGTCTAAAAAGGTTGTACCCCCGTGGTTTAAAAATATTACTCCTAAAGTAAAAGATGATAAACTAGGCAAGATATCGTCTGTAAAACGTTGTATGCCTTTTTTAGACGCAATGACTGCTGGTTATACAATGTTAATGCATATGGATGTTATTATTGAACTTACTCCTGAAGGTGTTGTACACCTTCCTTACATTGATGATCACCATAAAATGCTTGTAGAAAAGTGGAAACCTATTGAAAGCCACCCATCTTCCCAAGTTAGAGGTTCTGCTTTTGAGAATATGACTATTTTAAAGTATATGAATCCGTGGGTGATTGAAACACCAAAAGATTATTCTACACTATTCGTTCCTTGTATAAACAGACTTGAATCACCTATTATTCCTTTAACTGGTTTAGTAGACTCAGATGGATACAAAAATGTCGTAAATATACCTTTTCTTCATACTGATTTAGAACCTGGGGGAAAACCTGTAATTATTCCTGCAGGCACTCCTATTTGTCAAGTTATTCCTGTAAAACGAGATAATTGGACACAAAAAGTGACTGTGCTTGATAAACAAGAGTTAAAAACTGTTGAGCGTATGAGACAAGACATGGATAAGGATAGAGAAGATTATTACATGAAAAAATTACACGAAAAGAAAGGATATGATTAATGAATATCGATAAATTAAGAGAAGAATTAAAAATAGATGAAGGAGTAAAATATGAAATATATCTTGATCATCTTGGCTTGCCTACTTTTGGGATCGGTCATTTGGTTCTCGATACAGACCCAGAGCATGGTGAACCGGTTGGAACTGTTGTCTCAGAAGATAGAGTTAACGAGTGCTTCGATCACGACGTTGAAATCGTCCTTGGAGATTGTAGAAAGCTGTATGAAGACTTCGACGAATTGCCAGAAGAAGCTCAACGGGTCATAGCTAATATGATGTTTAACATGGGGCGTCCGCGCCTATCTAAATTCAAAGGTATGAAATCAGGTGTAGATGCACGTGATTGGAATCGTGCCGCTGATGAAATGGTCGATTCTCGTTGGTATCGACAAGTAACTAACCGTGCTGACCGCCTTGTAACGCGGGTCAGAGCGCTAGCTTAAAAAGGAAATAAAATGCGTTATATTGAAAAACTATTTCATACTGTTGTTATCAGTATGTTTCTAGGACTTATGTCCTCACTTACTTTTGCCGCTGACCCTGTAAGAGTGGGTTTTATATATGTTGGACCTGTTGGAGATCATGGATGGACATACCGCCATGATATTGG